CTCCGAAACGGGATTGGGTCAGATAACATTCTGCTCCTCCTGTTACGGTAACGGGAATTACTTCCCGCACCTGTGGTAATACACCGCAATCCCACCCATGAAATGGGTGGCAGTGTAGGATTGATAGGTCAATCCGGCCGAGCATTACGAGGAATGCGCTGGTTCAACAAGGAAGCTCCCGTAAGGAAGCGAAACATGTTGAGACCAGAAGCATTTCGCAATACTTTTCCGAGTCTAGGCATCTTGGGAGGTTTAAAACTTCTCACGATGATAGACTTTGACGCGGGTGACAGCGATATCGATGTCACGACGTGTAGGAGGGTATGTTGCAGACACACCATCCTGGCTCGAAAGAACGTTTCGAGCGGTGTGGACTAATGTAGCCCTATAGTCGATACTCTCGCAGTAATCGACTACCTGCAGGTTACAATGCTCAAACCGCGGTCGGTGGCGATGCACCCACTCCCCAACAGGTAGAAACCAATCTACCACGAAGGAGAACGGTATAACATCCCACACGGCGGCGGGGTCTAAGACCCCCGATAGGTCGGAAAAAGCCTTAAGCTTATCCAACCACGTGAGCAGCTCAGGACATATCACTTTGTACCATAGGGTACGGTGAAAGTCCATCCGATCAATCTTCTCGAACATGTCGACAAGCACCGACCCCCCGTAAAACGGGGGGAAGATGCCGTAGGCCTGCTCGTGATTGACACGGTCGGGTATATCAAGAAGCTTCAGCAGATCAGTTGTCTGATGCCACCGAAATTGCTTCTTGTTTAATTCCCGAAGGGCAAAGACAAGGCGTGTGAACCGAGTAATTAGCTCGACTGCACCCACCAAATCAGCTTGCGTAGGTAAAACGCCGAAGATATATCCCAGGTGTAAATCTGAGATTTGCTTCAGCGTTAAGGCCTTATCACGGGTACTCATTCGCAGTATTCTCTTACGAGAATGCCGCATAATGGGTATTAGCGACTTAACCATCCTAGGCAGGTCAATCAGATCTACCAACACATACCAAATAGAGAAATCCGTATCAAACGGATCTCTGTTCAATAGTATGGAGGTTGGTAGGCGAGGATCTGCGAACTGTTTCTTGAAACGCTTGTACAACGTATCATAATACAATGTACGCGCGTTAGCAAGACCCGGCTGCATCATCGAATAACACGAATCGACAGCATAGTAGCTGTCCAAATCAGTGTCTCCACTTGCCCATATGAACGGGTAAGTAGCGGAGGGATCGGGGTTGTAAAACCTCGTATTCTCCTGCCAGTGATGACACGGCTTAACTGATCCGAAGCGTTTAACCGAATCGACCATAAGGTCGGTTTGGTACTCTCGGAAGTTATCACCAGGGTAGTACTGTTGCAATCCGTGAGTGTCCCCAAAAGGGACAATCGCGAATCCTTCCAGATGGAAGGGGCATTGGTACAGTGTATCGTAGCGATTAAAGCTACTCAACACCCTGGTGCGAGTTCGTGTAGTGTCTTTGGTCATAAAGCA